ACCAGCTCGGTGGCCGACCCATGGGCCAGTCCAGCGCCAGCACCGACTTTGATGTATTTGCATGAGTTGATATCACTCTGATATCAGTCACTTGCACTCTGTACAAATTTCAATAGAATCGTTTGAATGATAGATATTGATCTGGGCGTGGTGCATCACTTTTCTGCTGGCTTGTACGCAAAGCAGATGCTGTTGCCAGCAAAGCACTATGCAGTTAGTCATGCGCATGCCTATGACCATTTAAGTATCTTGGCCAAGGGTGATGTGACGGTGGAAGTTGAAGGGGTGAGAACTGAATACAAGGCACCTGCCTGTATCAATATTCTTGCTGGGCATCATCACATCATCACAGCGCATGAAGACAGTGTTTGGTTTTGCATTCACGCAACTGATGAAACAGACTTAGACAACATTGATGAAATTTTAATTAGGAGTTAGTTATGGGTTGGATTGCAGCTTCTATTCTTTTGAGTTCAGCTTACACCGCTGACGAAGCGCGAAAGTCGCGCCGTCAAGCCGAATCAGATCAACGCAAATTACTGGCGCAGCAATCTTCCGATCAAGCTGCCATGCGGTTTGAGTTGTCTAAGCAAACGGCTGAATACGCAAAGCAAGGTGCTTCCATGGAGCAGCAAGCACAGACAGCGCGGCAGCAGTTTGAATCATCGCAAACCAACTATGCAAACAATAAGTTGGAGATGGAGAAGAAAGCCAAGGAAGTGCAGGCCGCAGCAGATGAGGAGCGCCGCAAGGCAGCAGCTGCCGAAGCATCTGCGCTCAAAGCTCGCACCCGTGGTGGCCGCAGATCCCTGCTCTCAGGTGAGCGCATGGACGCAGAGCTTGGTGTCGCTACCGACCTGAGTAACGGTGGAATGAGGTTGCAGTAATGGCTACCCTACCCCAATACAAACAACGCCAGATTGCCAGACGCAGCACATCTGATATTAGCAAGCTGGCCAAGCAATACAAATCAAACTTAGATTCAATTACGGGTGAATATCAAACAGCATTCACAGGTTACCAAGCTGGCGTGACTGAGCAAATGAAGCCCTATGAAGCGCAGATTGCAGCTTATAAAGATTCATTGCTGCCAACTTATGAAACACAGAAGACAGCATATAAAAAGAAGCTTGATGACTACACCGCATTGCTTGCAGATATAGAAAAAAATCCTTTGATTGAAAGGCAGGGAACCCGTCGTGAGGCTGAGCTTTTGCCATCATCTTCACCACATTTAGGCCCAGGTGGTGCCGGTGGTGGTTTGCAGTATGGATTTGTTGAGCGCCCGTATACCTATTACGAAGCAAAACCAATTCCTAAATTTACAGACACTGCACCTAAAACGCCCGACATTCCAGTAGCTCCAGAGATTGCTGCATTTGACTCAAGTAAGTATGAAGCTAGAAAAACTGAAGCAGGTAGCGCGTTAAAGCGTGAGATAGGCGAGCGCCGGGCCGCAAGGGTTGGTGCCGTTTCCCGCAAGATGAGTAGACCATTACTTTCAAAGGAGAGGCCGTAATGATGAACAAGAAACCGCAAGAGCAGGCAGCAAAGAAGATGCGCGAATCCTCAAGCAAAGGCAGCTCGCAACCAGCTAGCAAGCCCATGCCAGTGCGCGGCCAGCGCACCGCCACCAACGCGATGAACAAAAAGAAATGAAAGATGTCTGGGACAAGCCACGGCCTAAAGATCTAGGCAAGCCAAAAGAGCTGTCTTCTCAAGAGAAGCGCAACGCCATGCGTCGTGCCGCAAAAGCTGGCAGGCCTTATCCCAACTTGGTTGACAACATGGCTGCGGCGCGAGAAAAGAAGTGAGCAAATACAAGGATCCAGAGGGTGGCCTGACCGAAGCCGGTCGGCGCAAGTTTGAAAGCTCTGGTGAAAGCGAAAACCTACAGCCGGGTGTCAAAGACAAGAGCCCAGCAGGCCAAGCGCTGCGTCGCAAAGGTTCCTTCCTGACCCGTTTCTACACCAACCCAAGCGGCCCACTGGTGGATGACAAGGGCAAGCCAACCCGGCTGGCGCTGGCAGCCAATGCGTGGGGTGAGCCGGTGCCGCGCACAGCTGGCGCAGCTGCAAGGCTGGCAGCCAAAGGCCGCAACATGTTGGAGAAGTACGAATTGCAAAAGGATTGATGATGGAATACGAAAAAAATAACTCGTATGGCGGCATGCGGTTAACCCCAGAGCAGATCTTGAAACGGCAGGTCGCCGCCCAAGCCAAGAAGGACGAATTCCAGCAGCTCTACCAAGATGCCTACGAATTCGCCTTGCCCCAGCGCCAGCTATACGGTGTGTGGGAAGGTGGTGCCACTGGCTCCAAGAAGATGCAGCGCGTCTTTGACTCAACCGCCATCAACTCTACTCAGCGCTTTGCCAATCGCTTGCAGTCTGTGGTGTTCCCGCCGCAGCGTAAGTGGGCAAAGCTTGAGGCTGGCTCCGGTATCCCAGAGGATAAAAGGCAGCAAGCTCAAGCGGTGCTTGAAAAATACCAAGACAAGATGTTCACCATGCTGAACCAGTCCAACTTTGACATTGCCATGGGCGAGTTCTTGTTGGATCTGGCGGTCGGAACCGCATGCATGATGGTGCAGCCCGGCGATGATGTGCAGCCACTCAACTTCATCCCTGTGCCACTCTTTTTGGTGAGCTACGAGGAAGGTGCCAACGGCCAAGTAGACAACGTCTACCGCCGCATGCGCATGAAGGGTGAGAGCATTCAGCGCCAGTGGCCAGACGCAGACATATCAGACGATATTAAGCGCCGCATTGAGAACAAGCCGACTGATGACATAGAGTTGTTAGAGGCCACGATCTACGATTACAAGCGTGGCGACTACTGCTATCACGTTATTGACAAAACATCTAAGCACGAACTGGTCTACCGCCGCCGCAACATGAGCCCGTGGGTGATCAGCCGGTACATGAAGGTGGCCGGTGAGATCTATGGCCGTGGCCCGTTGATGACTGCTTTGCCCGACATCAAGACGCTGAACAAGGTCAAGGAGCTGCTGCTGAAAAATGCATCACTGGCCGTGGCCGGTGTCTACACCGCAGCTGACGACGGTGTGCTGAACCCCAACACTGTCAAGATTGTGCCGGGTGCCATCATCCCCGTGGCTCGCAATGGTGGCTCGCAAGGCCCTGCCTTACTTGCCCTGCCCCGCTCTGGTGACTTCAACATCAGCCAGCTGGTGATCAACGACATGACTCAAAGTATCAAGCGGATCTTGCTAGATGAGTCACTGCCACCAGACAACATGTCGGCACGGTCAGCCACTGAGATTGTTGAGCGCATGAAAGAGCTGGCGCAAAACCTTGGCTCTGCCTTTGGCCGCTTGATCAACGAAACCATGATCCCCGTCACGGCCAAGATCTTGGAAGTGATGGATGAGCGCGGATTGATCGACATGCCGCTGCGGGTCAATGGCTTGGAAGTCAAGGTTACGCCAGTAGCTCCGCTGGCCATGGCGCAGAACATGGAAGAGGTCAATTCAATCATGCAGTACATGCAGATCAGCCAGAGCTTGGGCACCGATGGCCAGTTGGCAATCAAGACTGACGTACTGGTGGACTATTTGGCTGACAAGTTGGGTGTGCCAGCCGCCGTGCGCAACACCGCAGCCGAGCGAGCTGTGCTCATGGAAGAGATGCGCAACCAACAACAGCAGCAAGCCATTGCACAAGCCATGGCCATGCAGGCACAAGCCGGTGCCGGTGGCATGCCTGCACTGCCAGCACCAATGGGAGCTATGTAATGGATTATGGAAATAGAACTGATGGCTCACCAAAAGGTGATGGATTTTTTGGAAAACTTAATCGCCCAGACGGTAGCGTATCAACTGAAATATCTATCGGTGTTGGCATGAATGGCAAGGAGATGGAAATACCTTTGATTGTTCCAACGCTTACCAAGAAAGAGCTGAATTATTTGTTGAGTACAGACGTTGAAGCAAAAGGCTTTTTTAACAACATGCCGCCATCCATCATGGACAAAGCTTATGAACACGCGCAGACACGAATGAAGTCTGGCATGTCTCCATTTGCTGGGCCTGATGACATTGTCGAGCCACCTGCCAAATGAGCTGGGAAGAACTAGAAGCCATTGGCCAGCCAAGCGATATCCGCGAGGTTGACCAAAAGCGCGAAGACTTGGCCAAGCTGACAC